TTATAATCGTAAGCCATTAGAGCGTGGAGGTTGAAGATTGAGTTGATCCATACTGACCAGCTAAAGCAGCCCTATAACGCTTCGCATATTCATCAGCATAACTCTCACGCTTTGGAGTAGGCTCAATAGTTTCCGTAACAACTGGAGCAGTTACTTTTGCTTTAACCACTTCAGTAGGAAATTCTTTTTCAATCTTTTCAGCACCGGCTTTTGTTGCCGCCTCGGATGCAGATGCAGACAACGGCTTTCCAGCTATTTTAATCTGCTCCTCAAGAGGAAGTTTCTTAAATGCTTCAATGTCTTTCTTGTCTTGCTCAATCTTAGCAGAATCATCAACCATTGCCACCTCTGGTTTTGGTGCTGGCTTAACAACAAAGTCTTTATATCCAGAACTTATCCAAGGATGATGCACCTTAGCAGACTCAATCTGTGAATTTAAACTTGCAAGATCATCCCTTAGCTTCTGTTGCTGTGATCTAATATCAACTTGTTTCTGCGCCGCTACATCTATACCTTTACCTAATTCTCCAGTAGTAGCAACATATTGAGTGATACCTTTATTGAGATCTTGTATTCCAGCTTTTGTTTCTTTGTTTTGCTTGTTTAGCTCTTCAATCTGACGAGCTTGTTCCCAAGGGGTGTATTCATTTATTTTCTTTAGGCCATACGAAAGTGGTATTTCTTCTCTTTGTTTTTTTAGATCATCTACCGGCCTAAGACTTGGTTCTGGAATGTTGCTATATCCCCATCTTGGGATAGTTGCATTCTCAATAGGAGATGCCCAACTTTGCTTTCCAAAGTTTTTCTTGATATATCTCCTAATGAACTTATCCACATCACCTATTGGTGATCCTTCTGGAAGTTCTTTAAATGCGGCATCTTTGGCTTCCTTTAATGCCAATCGTTGATTCTGATCTCTTTGTGCATCTCCGCTTTGCCCCCACACATCAGGAGTGGAAGTAAACTCTCCCAATGCACCCATTGCTTTTCCTATTGAACTAGAGATAAGTTTGCCGAATTGATTCTCTTTGGATGCCTCAAATTCCCTTTCAGCAAGTGTTTTATAATCAGCCATATTACACTAGGTTCTGCATGATGCCTGGGGCAAATGCTTTGGTTTGGATTTGAATCTGAGCAAGCTCTCCGTCTTCAAAATTCATTGTCTCATCATTCAGGGCCTTGTAAGCATAGTCCCAATATACTTGTGCTCTCTCTAGCTCATTGATGTTCTCGTAGTTGTAGGCTTGAAGACCATAACGATAGGCATTCCTATTGGAAGGGATCAGTAAATCTGTTCCATTTACGAGTGGCACATACGCCCTCCTAACAATACAATACATCGTGCGGTTCTCAGGAACCTTGCCCATCACCCTATAGCGTTGCGTGTCTGCCGTGTTGCCGCTTGGCAGGGGGCTTACAGGAGTGTTGCCTTGACGAATGATCTGGAGATCCCCCACGTAGTTAGGAGGAAGCCAACCAAGGCTACCCTCATCCCAAGGAAACCAATCTGGCATTACGTCACCAAGTTCACCAGTGAGATAATCTGGATCAATAGCCAATACCTTCAACACGCTCTCAATACCAGTCACAGTATCAAAGTAGTTATTCCCAAGGGAATCTTGACTAACAGTGAAGGAATAAATAAAACGATTGCCTTTCCACTGACCAGAGTTAATAAACCTCTCGTTTACAAAGTTTATCCCTGCCGATACAGCAGGATCATTAGGCCCCTGTGAGGAAATGAATGGCGCAAATAAAGTTTGAGCCTGTGAAAATGTAAGGGATGCCATAATCAGGGTAAATAATTACCTCTGTATTCTTTGCCAAGTCAACTACTTAATTACTCATCCTCGCCTTCAAACTCCATCTCCACATCAGCTAACTGATCACTGATATACTCATTCACGTAAGTATTTATCATTCCCTTTAAACAGAACTGATTGCCAAAGGCAGTGTGGAGAAACTCTGTTTTACCTTCAGTCTCCTTCGTCATCAGTATCACCCCTGCCTCAAAGAACTCAGCAGCCAAGTTCCTTATTTGTTGCATGGCGTATTCTGCACGTTGGGTTTCCTTGATGGGAACGGCCTTAACTGGCTTAGTTGTGCGTTTCTTTGCCATACGACTTCCTTCTACTTGATCCTTTTTATCTAGGATAGGAGAATTTCAATTTCGTTTTTTATTTCTTGAGTGAGTCCTCCCCAGCTCCAAAATTGCTTAACATAAGTGGGAAACTCAGCAGGACTCATCCATGTAAAGGCGTTATATCTTTGGTTATAACACCACGCTCCAAAAGAGTTAAACTCACTAAACCTTCTATATGGACGTTTCTTTAACCACACATTAAGTGCCTCTCCATGTTTGTTAAACATGAATTGCCTAAATGCCACAAGCTCATCCTTTGGCATAAGGAAAGGATGCCTTCTCATAAACTCAAACTCTGGTTTGAATCCCAATGCTTCTTGCACAATCGGGGGCCAAGGAGATGCCCCGTCAGGCACACTCTCATACAACCACACAGGCTTCCCTTCGATAAAAAGATCCTCTGGCTTTAGTTCTTGAGTAAGGATGCAATCGCTGTCCAAAACCAACACATAGGGAGATCCGCAGAACTGGTCGCAAAAGAGCTTGTCATTCTGCTGTCCAATATAGTCGTCATCCCAGCGATTAACCAAATGAACCACCTCGTTCCCTGCTGGAAGGGAAGTGATGTCTTGACCTGGGATACAGAGATGAACTTTACCAAATCCTTTTGCATATTTCTTGATTGATCTCAAGCAATATTCAAGCCAAGGGAAATCCCCAGAATAGCTTCTAATAAAAATATCTACATTCATTTTGGAATACAAAGGATGTCATACTGCATCCCATCTGGATCTGGATAGCAAGTAACATCATATCTATGATCGTACATGAATATCATAATGTCCTTTGACTCAACTCCCTGCTTCTTTAAAGCATGATAATTGATCTCTATCCACATCTTAGGACGGAATTTCTCAATCAATCCCTTTGCACCCTGTAAAGCCTTCAGCTCATACCCCTCCACATCCAGTTTGATGAAATCCAATCTATCAAGGTTCAGCTCATCCAAGCACATGAGCTTTATAGCCTCGCCAGACGCTCCGATTGAACTTGCCCCCACATTGTCGCAGACTTCTAGGAAAGCCTCTCCTGCGTGGCTACAAAGCCCGTAATTGAATGACTGGGCATGAGGGCAGTTATGAACCAAGCACTGAAACGCTTTAGGATTAGGCTCAAAGGCAATGACGACCCCTTCATCCCCCACGGCATTCAGATAAGCTATCGTGTGGTCTCCTATAAAGGCTCCTGCATCTACCACCACATCCCCTGGCTTGATATGCTCCAAGATAATCGGTAAGGCATACTGATCATGGTCGAGTCTCCCAGACTCGATGACCCACGAAGAGATATGCGTGTCTCCATCCAGAACGGCAATTCCGTTCTCCAGCACTTTCATTATTTTAAATCTTTAAGCTGATTCTTTACTGCCTCTTTAGCCCCCATAGGCTTAGACCTCTTTGAGAGCATCTCGTCAATCTTATCAGCTTCATTCTTCTGCTCTTTGGTCACTGATGGCACATCATCACCAGATAAAATCCTAGAGATAATCGACTGCTTCAAAGCAGTATCGTTGGTGGCATATTGACCTAAAGTCTTCCTCCATTCCTGTTGTTCTGGATGAATGTCAAAAGCAGGGTCATACTTCTGCTCTCCCATCAAATGACGAGCTGCTTCAATCTTTAGCAATCCAGCCCTCTTCTTGGCATCTGACATATATTCATTGTATGGATTGGCAACAATCACCCTATCAGACTTTGGATCTGTTCCATTCTCGCCGCCACCCCATGCCATACCAGCAACTTGTGGGTTAGCCTTAAAATAAGAATCTAATCCTAACTCTTTAGCATCCTTCACAGGATACCCATATGCCATTTCGTTCGTCATCGCCGATAGAGTGCCTTATCATTTTCTGGTTGTAAAGTGATTAAACTCTCTTGACGCATCCCTTGTCTTACCACATATTACTCCCATTCCT